ATGCAGGTACCCTTGGTAACGGTATCCGTGTTTGCATGTTCGCTAACGCTGGCATTTCATCAACCAACGCAGACTGGACCAATTGGGAACAGGCAGCACAGTTCGATGGTCCTCCAGGCACATCAAAGTATGCACAAGATCGTGGCGGTGCCAACGACGAAATGCACATTATCGTTCTAGATACCCTCGGTTATTTCACCGCTGGTATCGCTAATGCCGTTCTAGAAAAGTATTCAAACGTTTCTAAGGCTGTTGATGCCAAGAACGATGACGGTTCATCTAACTACTGGGTCAACGTTATAGCTGACAAATCAGCATACGTATGGCCAATTAACAACGCTATTGCCAATAACACTGTTCCTGTTGTTCAGACAGCAACATGGGGCAATACAGCACAGGGAACATCATTCACACAGGGTAATGCTTCATTCAACATTACACTAGCTGGTGGTGTTCTATCTTCACCAACTGACGGTAATCTACAGAACTCATACGTTCTATTCTCAGATACCGACGCTTATGACACCTCACTAATCATGACTGGTGGTGCTTCAAATACCGTATGTAAGTATGTTATCGATAACATTGCTGCTCCTGGTGGTACATATGGTCGTGGCGACGTAGTTGTATTCGTTTCACCACAATACACAGACGTTGTTAACCAGCCAGGTTCAGAGGTTACTAAGTCAATCGCTACACGTAACTTCTACGGTTCAACCTCATATGCCTTCATGGATTCTGGTTGGAAGAAGCAGTTCGATAAGTATAACAATGTTTATCGTATGGTTCCTCTAAACGGCGACATGGCCGGTCTATGTGCCCGTACCGACCAGACAAGAGATGCATGGTTCTCACCAGCAGGTCTAAATCGTGGTCAGGTTAAGAATGTAACCAAACTATCATGGATGCCAACAAAGGCAGACAGAGACAATCTATATAAGAACGGCATTAACCCTGTTGTAACCTTCAAGGGTGAAGGCACTGTTCTATATGGTGATAAGACACTACTTGCTAAGCCATCAGCCTTCGACCGTATTAACGTTCGTCGTCTGTTCATTGTTCTTGAGAAGTCAATTGCAAAGGCAGCAAAGTATTCACTATTCGAGTTCAACGATGAGTTCACACGTTCACAGTTCGTTGCTCTAGTAGAACCATTCCTACGTGATGTTAAAGGCCGTCGTGGCATCTATGACTTCAAGGTAGTTTGTGATGAAACAAACAATACTCAGCAAGTCATTGATAGCAACCAATTCGTCGGGGACATCTACATTAAGCCAGCACGTTCAATCAACTTCATACAGTTGAACTTCGTTGCTGTCAGAACCGGTGTTGCCTTCTCCGAAATTGTTGGCAAGTTCTAATAAATAAAGGAAAAGGAGAAAACACAAATGGCTTTTAATGTCAATCAATTCAGAGCAACCCTGGTAAACGACGGCGCCCGCCCAAGTTTATTCGAGGTTGTAATGACCTTGCCACCAATCCTTGGTGCAGCGCCATTGACAAACGACATCATCTTCCGTGTTAGAGCAACATCTCTACCAGGTGATGGAATTTCTCATATCGTTGTTCCATACTTTGGTCGTGAGATTAAGATTGCAGGTACCCGTACCTTCCCAGACTGGTCATTCACAATCATCAATGATGAAAACTTTGTGGCTCGTCGTAATCTTGAGACTTGGCTAAATGCTATCAACTCACACGTTGGTAACCTTCGTAGCCCAGCCGCTCTATCAGCAGCTTCATATCAGGCTGACGCTCTTATCACTCAGTTTGGTAAGGCTGGTAACGTCATTAAGATGTATAAGATGGTTGGTTGTTTCCCAACTGACGTTGCTGCTATTGACCTAGATTGGTCAATGGGTGACCAGATCGAAGAATTTGGTGTGACACTCGCCTATCAGTGGTGGGAATCACTCGACGGTTCTACAGACATTTCTGGTGCTTAATATATACTAATAGGATCCATGGGGCTTCGGTCCCATGGATTTTCATCATGTTTAAGGAGTAGGGACCATTCGCTTTTTTGGCTTTCAAATCGGCACTGACGATCAAGATAAAGTTGATCAACAAGGCCGACCACTACAAAAATCATTTGCTGTACCACAATCTGACGATGGCGCCGTTACGGTTGCTGGCGCTGGTTACTATGGCACATATGTTGATCTAGATGGTACATTCAGAAACGAAACACAGCTAATCACCAAGTATCGTGAACTAGCTATTCAGCCTGAAATGGAAACTGCTCTTGACGAAATCGTTAATGAAGCTATCGTGGTTGAGGACTCTGGCACATCCGTTGAAATCAATATGGATGAAGTCAAGGCTCCTGCTCAGATCAAAAAGAAGATCGAAGAAGAATTTGAATATATCCTTAAACTACTAAACTTTGGTAACATGGGTCATGATATCTTCCGTCGTTGGTATATCGATGGTAGAATATACTATCACATTGTTATCGATGAAACTAGTCCTGCATTAGGTATTCAGGAACTAAAGTATATCGACCCTCGCCGTATTCGTAAGATCCGTGAAATCCAAAAGATGCGTGATCCAAATACTGGCGTCGAACTAATCAAAAAGACAATCGAATATTATCTCTATAACGAAAAGGGAATGATTGGTGCTGGCACTAATCTAGGCGCAAAGATCGCAGTTGATTCGATTGTTAATGTCAATTCGGGTATCATGGATCCAAAGCAGACCATGGTGCTTTCCTATCTGCACAAAGCAATCAAGCCATTCAACAATCTAAGAATGGTTGAAGATGCTACCGTTATCTATCGTCTATCTCGTGCACCAGAGCGCCGTGTATTCTATATCGACGTTGGTAACATGCCTACAGTTAAAGCGGAACAGTATGTCCGTGATATCATGGTCAAGTATCGTAACAAGCTAGTTTACGATTCCAATACTGGTGAAATCAAGGATGACCGCAAGCACCTATCAATGCTAGAGGACTTCTGGCTACCACGCCGTGAAGGTTCCAAAGGTACAGAAATCTCTACACTAGAAGGCGCACGTAACCTAGGTGAAATGGAAGACGTTAAGTATTTCCAGAGTAAGCTATACAGATCACTAAACGTTCCAATTGGTCGTATGGAAGCACAGCAAGGCTTCTCTCTAGGTAGAACAACCGAAATCAATCGTGACGAAATCAAGTTTAACAAGTTTGTTACCAGACTTCGCAATAAGTTCTCTACACTATTCGATGACCTTCTTCGTGTTCAGCTAGTTCTTAAAAGAATTTGTACCGAAGAGGAATGGAAAGAGTTCAAGGAAGATATCTGGTACGACTATAAGAAAGACAATAGTTTTGATGAAATCAAGGATGCAGAACTATTAAACATTCGTCTTGATACTCTTGCTAAGGTTGATCCATTTGTTGGTAAGTATTATTCTGTAATGTGGGTTCGTAAGAACATTCTCCAGCAGACAGATGATGACATTGAGGAAATCAATGCTCAAATGCAGGAAGAAGGTCAGATACAGGCACAGATTGATCAGGCTAATGCCGAAGCCATGGCTGTTCAACAGCAACAGGATATGCAGAACCAGATTGCATTTGGTGCCCAGCAACAAATCGCACAGGCAGTAACACAAAAAGAAGTTGATAAGATTGCTGGGCCAGATCAAGGTCCAAGTAAGTCTGAAAAGACTAGTCAAGATCACGAATCCAAGATGATGGATAAGAAGATCGCACTAGAAAAGATGAAGCAAAAGAAATCAGCGCCGCCAGCTAAGGCAGCCAAGAAAAAGACAGTTGCCGAAGAAGCTAAAGATTTAGGTCTAGTGTATGTTGGTTCAGGTAAGTATGCTAATAAAGGTGGTGAAATAACACACCTAAACGAAAACGGTATTCTATTACCTTACCTAAATAAGGATTAAGACTTTGAAAAAAGGTATGTCAGGTGTTGCGACACCTTCCGCACAACAGCTAGCCAAAAAATGGAATCTTACTCTTGCTACTATTGCAAAGAAGATTGTTGCTGGTACTAAAGTTGAGAAAGAACATACCACAAGTTCTAAGCAGGCGGCAGAGATTGCTAGAGATCATATCAATGAGAGACCTGATTACTATGAAAAAATTAAGAAGATGGAAAAGTCTCCTATTGTCAAAGAAGCAAAGCATCCTTTACAAGCTAATTTTGATAAGTATAGAAAAGGTAAACTAAACGAACTTGGTGAATACGACAACAAAGGTGGCACAGTAGATGCCGAAGGATTAACAGATGCCTCTCCTCTTGCTCAAAAGAGACGATCAGTAAAAGAGCAAGGTTATGGCATCAGAAGCTATACGGAGAAACCACTAGTGGAAAAGAAACCTACACCAGACGCTATGCCAACAGGTGCGGATCGTGGTATCTATCAAGAAGCATATAAGTCTAAGGATGAAAAATACGGTTTTAATCATCCTGAAACAGGTAAAAATATCGGAAGAATTATGCCTTCTTACGGAGAGTTTATAACCAGACGAGTAAAAGCCGGTAAAACTCAAAGCGTTCGTATGCGTCACAAGACAAGAGAAGATGCTGAAAAGCATTTGATCCAACATGCCGATACAACAAAACAAACCAATGAAGGTTGGGCATCAGTTGGACATCCATTCACTCGTGATGGTCGTGTAAATCCTAATGCACAGTTTTATGGTGGTAAGCCTAAACAAACCACTACTAAGAATGATGAGAAAGATAATACCTATAAGAACTCAAAGCAGGGTGGTACTAACGTAAACAAGGTTAAGCCTGTTAAGGAAGATGCTGTTACAGTAGCAGCAACCCAGCATATGGACACAGCACAGTCTGGTTATCAACAGTCTGCTAAGCCATCAAGAAGCCGTGTAAATCTAAGAGGCACAACCGCACATGTCAAAGGTGCCGAGTATAGATCAGGAACAGGTTCAGCAAGAGCCTCACTAGGTGCTGGCGGACAGATGAAGCCAACTAGCACTAATGTTCCCACCAGATTTATACGTAGTGTTAAGAACGCTCCATCAACACAGGGAGCAGGTGGTCAGCTAAAGCCTTCTAGCACATCTGGTTCATCATCATTTACACCTAACTCCCAGAGCCGTTCAATGAATGTCGGTAAGGGAATGGCAGCATCAAAGCAGACAAGTCCGGTTGTTAAGGGTATGTCAGCCGCAGGTCAGGAAGCATCTAAGAAGATTGTTCCTAAGGCCGCCAGTGTAATGGCTACAGTAGGTAAAGCCGCAAGAGCAATGAGTGGACCAGAAGGCGCAGCAGTTACCGCAGCAGCCGAACCACTAGCCAAAAAGATGGCATCATCATATAAGGCAGGTCATCAGAGTTTTGCTTCACACGGTTCAGAAGGTGAAAAGACTTCAACCGTATTTGCTAGAATGAAACAACCTTCACAAGGCCGTTCAGTTAGCCAGTATGAAAAAGACGTTCTAACACCTAAGGCATCAGAAGCACCTAAGGCTCCAGAAAATCCAAAGGTAGATGCTCCAACTCCACCATCAAGACCAGATTACTTCTCTCGTGGTCAGGCATTTAGTGCAGCACGTAAAGAAGCTGGTGGTGGTGAAGGTAAGTTTTCATATCAGGGCGGTTCAGATTCAACACCTAAGTCATATCAGACAAATGTTACTAGTGAACCATACAAGCCATCATCACAGCTAAAACAAACAAGTGTAAAAGAGGAAACTAAAATGGATAACAAAGAACGCATTAACGAGGCTCTTGATTGTATTCTTGAGAACAATCTTTCAGAAATGAAAGATAACCTCCTTGTCGCTCTACAGGAAAAAGCTATGGAAAAGTTGGAAGAGCGTAAGAAGGAAATTGCTGCTAACTACTTTGCCGAATAAGGATTAGACAATGAAAACTCTCAAGCAGATTAAAGAAGATTATGACGATATCACTTTAAGTCAGATGCCAGAAGCACCTGAGGATCTTGTGCTTGAGGGACGTGAAGCTGCTGTAAACAAATCATCAAAAATTATTCCATCTTTCAGTCAGATGCCAGCAATGCTTCTTTTCAGAAGGGTTGCATACAGACTTTATCCTAACAAGCAAGTTGTGGCACTATACTATTCAAAGACTGTAGATAAGTATCTATCTGTTCCATTTGGTCCTGATGGCAATCTTAATTTGAGTGAGTCATCAGTTTATAATACAGAAGAACAAATGGAACTAGAAGAAGGTGCAAAGTGGGAAGCAACAAAAGGTGCTGTTAAAGGTGCCTTGCATGGTACTATTAGAGGCGGCGCTATCGGAGGTGCTATTGCACCAGGTCCAGGAACAGCCATTGGCGCAGTAGTTGGTGGTGTAAGAGGTGCTTATAAAGGCGCTAAAAGAGGATACGAAAAAGGTAAGAACATGGAAGAAGATTGGCAGTCCGTAAACCGTAAAGATAAAACAGATGGTCTATCACAGAAGGCAGTTGATGCCTATCGCCGTGAGAATCCAGGTTCTAAGCTAAAGACAGCCGTTACTGAAAAGAATCCAAAGGGCAAAAGAGCCTCACGCCGTAAGTCATTCTGTTCACGTATGGGTGGAATGAAGAAGCGTTTGACCTCTGCCAAGACAGCAAGAGATCCGGATTCACGTATCAATAAGGCACTACGCCGTTGGAATTGTGAGGAAGACTTTAAGTTAAAACTAGCACAGCTACGTGAAGGTAGAGTTGATGAAAGTCCATTGGATACACTAAAGGCATTCTTCTCTGCTCCTGCTGATTTAGAGAAAGCTGCTGGTGCAGGCGGTGATATTGTTACTAAGAGTTCTAAGGCACCTTTAGAAAAGAAGGGTGTTAAGACATACAGTGGTTTCTCTAAGGCACCACAGAAGCATGATGATATTGCAGCAACACGCTATAAGCAAAAACTCATGCAGGTTAAAGAGAACAAGATATCTGATATCCGTGATATGATCAGTGAAGGAACAGATAATATGAACCTTCAGATTAACGGAAGAACAGTTACACTAAATACCAGTATGGCAAAAAGAATCCTTGAAGTTTATGACTCGGTCAATACTAAGAACAAAAAGATTGTTGAAAGTATGCTAAACGAAGACCTAGAGTCCTTCAAGAAACTACTAAACTTTTCAATAAAGGTATAACAGATGGCAACAGTTCTAACAACACAAACATTAGTTGATTCTAATAGACATTCGGTTATTAAGGTAGTTGGTGTTGGTGGTACCGATGCTAACGTATCACTTATTAGAGCAGCAAATCTAGCTTATGCTATCAATGCTACTGGTGTTGTTAGCACAACAAATCCAAAGCGCCTTAATAGAGTTGCCATCAGACGCATTTGGGGTCAAGGACAGATTGCAACAGCAGGAGCAGGTGTAACACTAAAATGGGGCGGCAATGCCAATAGCGCCATTGTTACATTTGGTAACGGTCTTTTTGATTACGGCTTTGACTCTGGCTGCACCGCTGGTACAATTGAAATTCCTGATCAAGCAAACTGCACAGGCGATATTGTATTCTCCAGCACAGCAGGTGCTACAGATACCTGGACACTATTCATCGATCTAAAGAAAGACGGCCGTGACTACGATCAAGGTCAGGCTCGTGATCCTCTAGCATTTAACAACGGACTCTAACATGTCAAGACAACTAGTCGAATCCATTCTATCTAAGAATATGCTTGAAGCTAATGATATCTTTGAGGCTAAACTCAAGGACATTAGAGAAAAGAAAATGTATGAAATGAAGCGCATGTATGCCGCTAAGATGGATGAAGCCATCGGCGGCCTAAGTGGTGTTGGTGGCAATCCTGAGGAACTAAGAGCAAAAGGATATAAGAAGGCTGCTCCTGAACTCGAAAGACGCAAGAAGGAAGCCAAGGCTGAATACAAGCAGGCCAAGAAAGAATATAAGAAGGCAACTGGCAAATCATCAAAGTCAGCTGGTGAAACAGATTATGAAGGTAAGGGTAATGCACCTTGGACCATGTTTGGTAGAGCCGCACAAAAAGCTAAGAAGGCTATAAAAGATTATGAACCAGGTCGTCCAGGTGAAATCAACTTAAAGGTTGCTAAGACTGCCGCTAAAGGTGCTGGTTCTGTTGTTAAAAATCTAGCAAAAGAACTTGGTAACATAAGCGGTTTTTAGGAATCAAAGTATTATAAATATACCTAAAGGGTAAACAAATGAAACTTATTAGAGAAGAAATTCAGGACATTCAGTATTTGGTTGAGTCAGACGGTAAAGGTGGTAAGAACCACTTTATTACTGGTATCTTCATGCAGGCTGAAAGACAGAACCGTAATGGTCGTGTCTATCCTATGAATGTTCTTTCAAAAGAAGCTGACAGATATAATAAAGAATACGTTCAAAAGAATAGAGCGTTTGGTGAACTAGGTCATCCAGAGAATCCTCAAATCAACCTAGACAGAGTTTCGCATATGATCACCAAGTTATATGCTGATGGTACTAACTTTATTGGTAAAGCTAAGATATTGGATACTCCTAACGGTAAAATTGTTAAGAGCCTATTAGATGGTGGTGCTAGTCTTGGTGTGTCGACCAGAGGCGTAGGGTCTCTCCGTCCACACAATGGATATCAACAAGTCCAAGACGATTTCAAGTTGGCTACAGCGGCAGACATTGTAGCAGATCCAAGCGCACCTGACGCATTTGTGCAAGGCATCATGGAGGGTAAAGAATGGGTTTTTGAGAATGGTAAGTGGAAAGAGCAAGAGTATTATCATGCTAAGAAACTTATCAGTGAAGCCTCTAAAAGCGAAATAGAGTCAGTGGCTCTAAAGATTTTTGAAAATTATATTTCAAAACTTTGAAAATACTAAATAGGAAACCATAAAGGAGTATCATTCAAATGGCATCACTAACAGAAACAGCAAAGGCTGTTCTTGAAGGTAAGAATCTACAGGAAGGTGCTACACTTCCAACCGTTGGTCCAATCAGCGGTGGTGTGTCAAATCCTAATCCTGTAGATGGCTCTACTGCATCAACAGCTAACGCTAAGACACTACGTCCAAAGTCTAAGTCATCAGAAGCCGATCCAAAGCATAACGAAGCCAAGGATCTTGGTGGTCAGACACCAACTTCACTTCCATCTGGCAACCTCGGTGCTGCCGCTGCTGGTGGTGAAAAGCGTGACACCTCAATCAAGGGTTCAGGTTCAAATGCAGAACCATCTAAGAAGCTATCAGAAGATGAGGAAACAGAAGGTGACGTAGTTGCCGAGACCTCACTAGCAGAACGTGTTAAGGCCCTTAAAGAAGCCCGTAAGCATAAAGCTGAAATGGAAAAGGGTGAAAAAGAAGAAAAGGGTGAGTGCAACGAGGATATTGCTATCTCTGAGGAACTAGAAGCCTTCATTGAAGAAGGTATTGAAGCTGGTCTATCAGAAGAAGAAATCCTAGCTGCTATCGATGAGAACTTTGAGTTCGTCGCCGAAGAAGAACAGTTTGAGGAAGAAACAGTAGCAGAAGCCCTAGAGACCTATGAAGTCAATATGGCCGAGCATGTTGAAGCCCTACTAGCCGGTGAGGATCTATCAGAAGAATTTCAGGCTAAGGCAACCACAATCTTCGAAGCTGCTGTTAAGGCAAAGCTAGAAGAAGAAGTTGCTCTACTAGAACAGGCTTATGCTGAAACTCTAGAAGAACGAGTTGAAGAAATCATGGAAGAACTCGCTTCTAGCGTTGATGAGTATCTTAACTATGTTGTTGAACAGTGGATTGCCGAGAATGAAGTTGCTGTTGAGTCTGCACTACGTTCAGAACTAACAGAAGATTTTATCTCTGGTCTAAAGTCACTATTCGCAGAACACTACATCGATATTCCAGAAGAAGAAGTCCAGGTTGTTGAGGAACTATCTTCAACAGTCGAGGAACTAGAATCAAAGCTAAACGAAGAAATTCAGCGCAACGTTGAACTTACATCAATGCTTGCTGAATCTCGCAAGGTTGAACTAGCTGCTACCGTTTGTGAAGGTCTAACCGATACACAGGCACAGAAGCTACTTGCTCTTGTTGAGAACGTCGAGTATACCGACGATGCATCATTTGTTGAGAAGATTTCCACACTAAGGGAGAATTACTTCCCAACTGCCGTTAAGAACAATGAAGTTCTTGACCTTGTTGAGTCATCAGATCCATCAGTGATTAGCGAAAGCAATCTAAATGGTCCAATGGCTAAATATGTTAAGGCAATTGGAAAAAGTCTTCCAAAGTAATTTTTAACTATAGTTAATCTAAGAAAGAAGGAACTAAAAATGTATCTTACAGAAAATCTAGAGTCTAAGTGGTCACCAGTTCTCGACCACGACGGTCTCAATCCAATTAAGGACTCATATCGTCGTGCTGTTACAGCCGTCGTTCTTGAGAACCAGGAAAAGGCAATGGCTGAGGAAGGTAACATCCTCAACGAAGCAGCCCCAACCAACTCAGGTGGTGGTCTAGGTGCAGGTACAAACATTGGTTCATACGATCCAATTCTTATCTCACTAGTTCGTCGTGCCCTTCCAAACCTAATCGCTTATGACGTTTGCGGCGTTCAGCCAATGACCGGTCCAACCGGCCTTATCTTCGCTATGCGTTCACGTTATAAGTCAATGAGCGGTACAAATGCTCCAACAGCAGGCTCAAACGAAGCCTTCTTTAACGAAGCAAACACCGCTTTCTCTGGTCAGAACAATGCTTTCGGTATCACCGAAGCTGGTTATCATCCAGATGCAAACAACAACCCATTCGCTGACGCTACCCTATCTGGCGACTCATACGTTGTCAACAAGGGCATGACCACAGCACAGGCAGAAGCCCTAGGCGATGCCGCTGGCAACATGTTCAACGAAATGGCCTTCTCAATCGATAAGGTTACTGTTACTGCTCGTAGCCGTGCGCTAAAGGCAGAATACACCACCGAACTTGCTCAGGATCTTAAGGCAATTCACGGCCTTGATGCTGAAACAGAACTAGCAAACATCCTATCAACTGAAATCCTAGCTGAAATCAATCGTGAGGTTATCCGCACCATTTACCGTTCAGCAACACTAGGTGCTCAGTATGGTGTTACAACTGCTGGTACATTCGATCTTGACACCGACTCAAACGGTCGTTGGTCAGTTGAGAAGTTCAAGGGTCTAATTTTCCACATCGAAAGAGAAGCTAACGCTATCGCCAAGGCAACCCGTCGTGGCAAGGGTAACGTTCTGATCGTTTCTTCAGACGTTGCTTCAGCTATGGCTATGGCTGGTGTTCTTTCTTACACCCCAGCCCTTTCAGCCGATCTAACCGTTGACGACACTGGCAACACCTTCGTTGGTATGCTACATGGTCGTATCAAGGTTTACATCGACCCATACTTCGGTGGTTCAGAAAATGGTGACGAACTAGTTACCGTTGGCTATCGTGGTGCATCACCATTCGACGCTGGTCTATTCTACTGCCCATACGTTCCACTACAGATGGTTCGTGCAATCGGTCAGGATACCTTCCAGCCAAAGATTGGCTTCAAGACTCGTTACGGCATGGTTGCAAACCCATTTGCTACCACAGCTGGTGACGGTGTTGTTGGTACCCGCCAGACCGCTTCAAATGCTAACAGATACTATCGTATCTTCCGTGTTCGCAACCTAACCTAATAAGATTAGGAAACGAATATCAAACTTAGAGAGAGGGCTTCGGCCCTCTCTTTTTTTGTGCGCTAAATATAATATGGAGGAACACTATGGCAATCGAATCATTCGCTTCTAATGTACCACAGAACTCTAGTATTCTACAGCTTACCAGATTTACGTTTATCATTCCTGATAAGCCATACCTAAAGTATTTCTGTCAGACTGTAGCCTTACCAAGTGTGTCTACAGGCGAGGTGGCGGTCGCTACTCCATTCTCTAATACATACCGTCATGGTGATAAGCTAAACTATGAAGCATTGACCATCACCGCTATGGTCGATGAGGATCTAAAGGTGTGGCAGGAAACATATGACTGGCTAAGCAGTCTTACCAGACCACAATCATATGACCAGTATCCTAGAAAGAGTTTGGCTGATAGAACTCCGCTTTACTTTGACGGCTATCTAACTGTCAATACCAATTCCAACAATCCTAACATCCGTTTCAAGTTCCATAACTGTCACCCAATCAGTCTTGGTTCCATACAGTTTGATACCAAAACGGATGCGGACAACATTCCCACCTGCGACTTCACATTCCGTTACGATCTATTTGAAATAGAAAGACTTTGACTTTTAAAAATCCATATGATATAATGAGACATAACTGAAAGGACTATATTATGTTAAAGGCTCCTGTGACACTTAATGACCTTATGCGTGAATGGTCACAAGATAAGATTGTTGATGGAACGGAACTAGAAAAAGAGATATTGAAGATTTCCTATCTTCATGGTAAGTATCTCAATATCATGTCTCACCATCGTGTGTTATTCCATAAAATGGAAGCGGACTATAAGATGATGAAAGGCCTGCGTGAGGACTACTATCAAGGTCACCTAACGAAGGAGGAGATGGAGGAGCGAGGATGGGAGCCTATCCAGCACGTTCTGTCTAACCCTCAGGTGGCCCGTAAACTAGATACTGATAGTGAGTTAAATAAACTGTTACTTAAACGTGTCGCTCATGGTGAGATTGTAGAATACTGCCAAGATGTTCTAAAGTCTCTAAACTCACGGACATGGGATTTAGGTAACGTTATCAAATACCGTCAGTTGACAGGAAAATAATGCATCTTGTTATTACCAATGCGAATGAATCCTATATCAAGGTTCAATGTGATGAAAGTGTAGCATGGGAACTCCGTGACGCCTTCTCATTCAGACCACCTGGATTCCAGTTTGTTCCATCCTATAAGCAAAAGTTATGGGATGGATATCTAAGACTATTCAATCCGCTATCAAGACAAATGTACCGTGGTCTAGCACCACAGGTAATGGCATGGGCCACCAAAAGAGGCTATACATACTCATATGAAGATGAGGATTATGATACATCGTTTTCTGTAGAGGAAGCAAATGAATTTATTGAAAAACTCAATCCCAAGCATATGCCTAGAGATTATCAGGTCAACTCTCTCGTTCACGCAATACGTTCTAAGCGTCGTATTGTGTTGTCTCCTACTGGTTCAGGCAAGTCTTTGCTTCTTTACATGGTCTCTATGCATCTCCTTACCAAAGGTAAAAGAGGTCTTATCATCGTTCCTAGGTCAGCCCTAGTTGAACAAATGTATTCAGATTTTGAGGACTATTCTGTTAAGAATGGTAAAGACATGGAGAAGTATTGTCACCGTGTCTATTCAGGTAAAGATAAGGTATCTAACAAACCAATCATGATATCTACATGGCAGTCACTACAAAGAATGCCTAAAGAATACTTTGAACAGTTTGACTATGTTATCTGTGACGAGGTGCACCAAGCGCAAGCCAAGTCACTAACAGAAATCGTGGGTAAATGCACCAAGGCAGAGTATCGTCTTGGTGTTACTGGTACACTTTCCGGTGCCAAATCCCATGAATGGCAGTTGATAGGTCTTTTTGGTCAAATCTATAAGGCCACATCATCTGCCGAACTCATGGCTAAAAAGCAATTGGCAGAGTTAACCATTAAATGCCTATTGCTCAAGTATAGCGATGAGGAATGTCGGTATATGAAGTCTGCATCCTACAAAGATGAGATTGATTACATCGTCAGTAACAAGGAAAGAAACAACTTTATTTGTAACCTAGCATTATCATTAGAAGGCAATACGCTGTTGCTGTTCAACTATGTTGATAAGCATGGTAAGGTTTTGTATGACATGCTAAAAGAAAAAGCCAAAGAAGGACGAAAGGTCTTCTTTATACATGGAGGAACAGATGTCGAAGACAGAGAACAAATTCGTAGAATCGTTGAAAGCGAGCAATCTGCCATTATTGTTGGGTCCGTTGGTGTTCTTAGCACTGGCACTAACATCGTGGCCTTGGATAACGTCATATTTGGATCTCCTTCCAAGTCCAAGATTCGTAACCTACAATCAGTCGGTAGAGGCCTTCGGGTTAGTGAAACAAAAAAATCCGCCACCCTCTATGACATTGCCGACGACTTTAGCTGGAAGTCCAAAGAAAACTTTACCCTTAAACATTTCTTTGAACGAATCAAAACCTACAGCGAAGAACAGTTCAAGTTCAAAATCTATAAAATCTCAATGAAGGGATAAAACTTGTATTACATTTATGCATACTTAAGACAAGACGGAACTCCTTACTATATTGGAAAAGGTAAGGACAATCGTGCTTGGGATAAGTCTATGCATAAAATAACACATACTCCTGATAATGAGCGCATAGTCATCATGGAGACTAACCTCACTGAAATAGGCGCTTTAGCTTTAGAGAGGTTTTACATTCGTTGGTATGGACGCAAAGATACTGGAACTGGAATCTTGCGTAATCTTACTGATGGTGGTGATGGTGTATCAGGAAGAGTATGGGTTCCTACTGATGAAACAAAAGAAAAAATGAGTCAGTCGAAGATGGGTAATACTAATGCTAAAGGCAACAAAGGACTAAAGAAACCTGCTATAGGTGACGCTCTAAGAGGAAAAAAGAGATTATCCTATAAGAAGCGTGTAGGTAAACCAAGAGGTCCTTACAAAACAAAAGTGAAAGGTTAGATTATGGAAGATGTGCAACCATTAGCAAAGTTCATTCGTCTGACGAATGGTGATGACTTGATTGCCGATGTGGTGGAAACAGAGGATGAAGATGGAATACTATATACTGTTTTCAATCCTCTGAGAGTTGTATATATAGATTCAGAGAGAGAAGGTTATACTGCTATAGCTTTTTCTCACTGGGTCTTTAGTGGACTATGTGATCAACAGGAGTTTGTTATTCATGCGGAAGATGTCATGTTAATTGCCGACCTTTCCGAGAAGATGAACAAACATTATTGGGATTATCTTGAACGGGATAATGATAATAAAGAAAAGTCTCGAATGGATAAGATCAAAGAAGCTGCTGATATCGGATATGATGAAGATTTGTATTCTATGGAAAAGAAAGTGTATCACTAATGGTCGATAAGAACAAGTATATGGACCTCGAAGGAGCGGATGATTTTGGTTTCACTTTTGAGGAAGAACCTGATCTAGCACCAATCACGGACGAAGTAGCCGACCTAAAAGAACGGTTACAGGCTATCAGGAGAATATATCTTCCTTTACTACAGAACCTATCAAAGAATGCCGACCAACCTATCATCAAATGGCCGGATCGTGGTCCTGTGCTTAAGAAGCAGATTGATAAACTGGTGATGCTAACGGAACCAGGATTTGATATTCCAGTTAAGTAGTTGCTTCGCAACTGTCTCGCTTCGCTCGACTACTGCATTTTGTTTGAATTTCTATAGCAGTGGTGTTAATGCAAAGCATATTATACCCATGTTTCAAAACCTTGTCAACCCCTAAAATGACAGAAAGTGATAAAAATGTTTAGTTTTTTTCATCGAACACCGGTGATACATCTTGACTGCTTTACCTATATGGGTCATATCTATGAGTTGACTCCTATTGTTTCAGCGGCAAAGGCAGCGCCCGA